AAACACATCATCAAAGAACTTTTTCTGGTAGTCTAAAATAGCCATATTATCATTACGGCAACCATAGTGCTGGTCAGTAATCAAAGCAATTTTCATCGTGAACCTTTACATTTCATTGCAAAAAGCACCCAGTGTAATGCGTTATTTACTGGTCTGTGCGCCTCTTGCACCACCATAAATTGACTAGATTTCACAGCTTTAAAATCGGTACTATTGAACCAATTGATCTGATTAACTATAAGAGTCACCTCATCATAAGTGTTATCTTTCCAATAAGGATTTCTCACGCTCTTCGCCTTACCTTCTCATCATACATCCGGCTTTTCTCGCGATTGTAGGCATTGATGGCAACATCAATGTTATCCTTGATGTTCAAGAGGGTCGCATAATAGTTATCACGAATATGCATCCTCTCTTTCTTGTTTAGCAGCGACTCGATCATCGTTTGAATCATTGGTGGAACTGGCTTGTTTTGGTTGATCATTGTCCTCAATAACCTTCTCTAATCCAACTGGCTTATTCTTTTTTGTGAAAACAGAATTTTCGTAGTCCTTGATAAAGCGATTAGCGTTATCCGTCATAGGGTCTACTATTAATGTATTATCTATTAATTGACATGTCAACATGAAATTCTGAGTTGACTTCAATCTAACATACATCTGTTTTTTCTCAAGTTTTATTCTGCGAATGAAGGCATTCTTAATTGTTTGAGTAAAAAAAGAGAAAGGGTTTTTGGACCTTTCTGGATTAAAGACATGGAAATATTTCACACAATTTTCTATTCCATCAGCTATCATTTCTTCCTTGTGAGGATACCCAATGAAATTAGGCTTGTTGGAAAGCCGCTTGGCTATGAGTAACAGGCACTCCCCAATATAGTCAGATAAAATTGGCGGCTCTAATTGATTTTCTTGACAATATTTCTTTTTCTCGTTGTGTTTTAGAATTTCCTCATAAAATTGTTTATTGCTTACATAATCTCGTTTTGTTTTTGGATTATTCATTTAAAAATTCCCTATATGGTAACAAAAATGTGATCAGTATACGGTTACATGCATTTTTTGCTTGACACACTTTTTTGATTTTTGTATAATTATCTTTAGAAAAGAACTTTAGAAAATTACTTAAAGAAAAAACTAAAGGACGCGCGAAGCGCATTACGAGCGAAGCGAAGTAATCGAATCAAGACTAATTAATGAATCGTGTTACTACTTGGAATCAAAATGATCCTTACATCATCTTCATCCGGCTTTAGTCCGATAGTAGTTACATCCTCATTTAAGGCTAATTGTGCCTCCTCGGAGGCCAAAAATTCTTCGTAATTTAAGAACTCTTCAATCATATCGTTGGTCTTTTGAATGTCCTTAACGATTAAGGGTTCTATGAATTTCTCGTTATATTTGATAGAGTTAAAATAGAAGGTAGAAATTTCTGGTAAAACATTGGTTCTAGTAATGATATGTTCTACCTTGAATGGAACTGATGTATTGCTATTGAATAATACATACTTGGTAAGAACGATATTGACGTTCTTGGAATGTGAATCTTCACGCTCATCAACAATCATTGGTCTTTTAATGTAGACTAGATTATCTTCTACTTTCTCAAGTTCTCCAATGACCTCATCAGAATTAACGAGTCTTAGATGAATTACATCTCCATTTAACATATCCTTATACCTCTTAGTTTACTGGATTCACATCGTTCGCTTTGCTCACGATGTATGCCTTCGGCATGTTCCAGTTTATGGTTTAAGTTCTACATTATAAAGTTTTTTTGTTTGTGAAATTTTTCTTTTAGTTTCTTCTGATCGTGGCTTATCTTTTAATGGTGATACATATCCTGGCTTCTTACTCCAATGATCGACTGGTAAATCCTATATACATTTTACCATTAATTTTATTTCGTATTCTGTATATCTGATACATTTTTAATTTCCCAAAGGAACTGTGTAAATTTTGTAATTAAATTCTTCCTTGTTGTAGATTCGGATTCTTTCTTCAAAATGTTTCAAGGTATAATTCTTGTGAGATTTCCATTGAAGATTATCCGTAATGTCATATAGGTTGAATATATATTTATCATTTGTTTTCCTTAAACCCCTACCAATGGTTTGAAGGACACGAATAATAGACTTGGTTGGCGAAGACACAATAATATTGTTGATGTTGGGTATATTGACACCTGTACTAAAGCAACCAACTGAAGCAACAATGATTGATTTGTCATGTTTCATCACAATATTCCTGATGATTTCACGGTCTTCCCCTTTCACTTCTCCCGATACATAGTAAATTGGAGTATTCGATTCTTTCATCAAAAGATGATTATACATTAATTTACCATGAGAATCAACACGCTGAAACAACAACAAAGTATTTCCTTCTAATGACAAAGCAAGGTTCTCGATGAAGTTGTTTCTTTGACTGTTGTTATACAGGAATTGTAGTTCATCCTCATACTTCAACTTGGTGCTTTGCTTCCTGATAATATCAGGATACTTCAGAATTATTGCTTTGATGAACACATCGGACAAAAATCCCTCGTCAATTAAATCTTTTGTGGACTTGATTTTCATATAGGGACCAAAGAGCCCTTCAAGTGTCAGTTTATTGCTCTTGGAGTTGTCCAGAGAGCCAGTGAAACCAAATCGGTATGGACACGCAACTAATGACTCCATGATCTTTTTTAGGGATAGTGCTTTCGCTAAATGAGCTTCGTCGCAAATAACCAGATCAAATTTCTTGAACCATTCCGGCGAATGTTTGTAAGCAGATTGCCATGTTGTAATGTAGATTTTTTTCTTGGAATCTTTCTCAGTTCCCGAGTAGATTTTATGAATGTTTTTCTCAGCATCAAAGCCGTATTCCTTAAAATCAGAAAACATCTGATGCAGCAGATTTAATGAGTTGACAATGATCAAAGTTTTGGTATTGTAGTATCTTACAAGCCAGTAAATAATCATTGACTTGCCAGATGCAGTTGGGCTAATAAACAAGGATCGTCTTGATTGAACACAATGGACAAAGGAATCTATTTGGTAGTTTCGTGTTTCGAATTTTAATGGGAGATTTAAATCAGCAATGAATAACTTGGCATCCTCAGAAGACAACTTATCGGTCTTCAGTAACTCGTCATCCACCTCACACTTGTATTTTCGGTCCCTACAAAAATCCTGTATCTTCGGGATGAGGCCAGCATATATCTGTCGGTCCCTCAAGTTGAATAAGGATATGTCACCATTCCATAATCTAGCGCGGTATTTTGGGTGAAATCGGTAGTTCTCGGCTTTGAAAGTGAAATAATCTTTTAGCTCATATGCAGTTGAGACTTCTGATTCGACCTTAGCATAGACCTCATTTAGCTTCGTGATCTTGACTGTTTCCATTAACTAATCCCATTTTCTATTTTGATGTATTCAATCGCATTTTTTATCACAAATGTTCTCTTGGTCAAATCATTCAAAATTGCTTCCAGAAACTCCACCTTCTGTTTCTGACCAAAAATCTTGAGGCTCATTTTTATGATTTCATTATCCGCCTGCATGTAGCGGTCAACTTCACTCTTGATCAGCACCCCCTTGGGTGGCATCTTCCAGCCCCTGTCAAGCTGGTCTTGAGTTGGCCCTTGTGTGTAGAATTCGTATTTCTCAAGTTCCAAGGTCTTCATTTCAGCCTCGAATTTCTTCAAAATATAGCGGTCAATGATGTATTGCTTGTAGTATTTAGAATAGAGTTTTGGAGTATCCATTGAAGCTGTGGCAAGTTGATCTCGCTCAATTACACAGTCTTTACCCCACTCAGCTTGCAATTCTTCGAAAGTCATAATAACTCCTATGTGTTACATTACATAAGGCGAAATTATACAATGTAACTAATAAAAAATCAAGGAAGAACAACAATTTGGAAGAGTTTATAGCTGAAGCGGGCAGCACATGTGAGGTATTCTACTGTGGTGTCAGTAGTATTAAATTCAAGAGCGCCAATCATTGTGGGAAAAGCATCTTCAAAAACGATTTCTATATTTGGGTTCTTGAGGTTTGTTGTTATGATTAACGAGGCGTCTGACTTTAATCCGGCTCCAATGAATGATGTATTACTTACCAGTTCTTGGTATTCATCAAGTTCCTCGGGAAAACCAGTGCCACGAATCCAGTTATGAACCTGTCTGTAATTATTCATATCCTCATCAACCTTGAACACCAGATCAAGGACATTATATTCGATGTGGTCGCCGGGATGAGGAATTTTTACGAAAGGATTTGGCTGCTGCACAGGTGTGACACTTATTTCAGGTAGTGTGACTCGTTGTAGGAAGAAATTAACATCAGGAAGCTTTCTCACTTGAAAGACGTATCCAAGTGGGGAAAGCATATTTACATTTTGGGCATTCCGGTCTAAGGCACTCAATTACTTTTCCCATTTCTTTTTGGCTTGTTTTTCCATCTTGTCTAGTCTATCGTAGTAGTCAGGGAACTCCCACAAATGATCTCTGGCGATTTCTTCAGCCTCTTCTTCATTTTTGGTGTGTTCCATCTCAACCTTCTTGCCTTTTTCAATCTGTTTTTCAATGTAGTCAACTGATAGCCCGTGCTTCTTAGCAATCTCCTCCTCAGAGTGAGTCTTCTTGCCAATACGATCCTTTTCAGGTTCCTTGTCTTTTTCTTTTTCTTCGATGTAACTTTTGAATGACTTCATTTTACGCTCCCATAAGCATTGTG